CATATTGCGGTACACCTTGTCCATGTATGACACGTTCCTTTTGAAGAGAGGATTAGCAGACATACTCGTTGGTATCTCTTCGCCATTAAGCTTCTTGTAGATACTGCTAATCATACGCCTTGCTTTGTATGAAACCTCATACAAAGCCTTCTTCTTCCCGTGGTGTTTCCTGAACACTACTATCCACTCGTCACGCCTTAGCTTGTCGAACCTGTTAACGTTCCATGACAGCAGCTCGTCGAACTCACTAAACTTATCCTTACTGAAATACTTCTCCGAGTAAAGGAACAGGAGCATCTCAAGGTCTGCAGTAGACAGACCATACTTAGCCTTAACGAAGTATCTTATAACTCTCCAATACTTTAGGTAGTCATTTGGAGGCGACTTTCTTTGATTTGACATAAATTTTATTTAGTATCTTTGTGCAAAGATATAAATAATGGCTAAAGAAGAAGAAAAGAAGGAAGAAAAGAAGAAGATGAAGATAGAACCTTTGTCTGACACTGTAGACCTGAACGCTATAAACTTCAGGAACAAGGACGTTAAGAAGTGGATTAAACCAAAAAAAAATAATAACAAGTCTACTCAGACACCTACATTTGCAGGGATGGGAACATTGGGTGGACGTTCCGGTTCTAGTTTTAGAAAACCAAAAAAAAAGAAATGAAAAAGACAATCAAACCATACTTTACGGCAGCGAATGCAAAGATGAAAGGTAAGCCCGAAAAGTATGGGCTTCCATCTAACGAGCAAATTTCAAAAAGCGTTTATAAAAAGTGTGGTAAATAAAATTAATGGCGACTAAGAGTAAGATGAAATGCAATCGGGTTACGAAATCCGACAGGGCAGGCAAGAAGAGGATGGTCAAGGCGTGCGAGGGAGGCAAGGAGAAGTTAATACACTTCGGAGCTAAGGGCTACGGTCACAACTACTCTGCTGCTGCACGCAAGTCTTTCAAGGCACGACACAAGTGTGGTACTGCTAAGTCAAAGCTAACGGCAAGGTATTGGTCGTGTAAAAAACTATGGGCGGGGTCAGGAGGCTCAACCAAGTCAAGTCCTAAAAATAGGAAAGGAAAATATTAGTATCTTTGCAAAAGAAAGAAATAAGTTATGAGAGATTTAGGCACACCATTAGCTCCTACATTTGGAGGAGGAAAAAAACTTTTAAAAAAGTCAGGTAAGAAATATTATAAGTCTATGGTTGCAGTTGATGAGGGTAGATTTAAGAAGGAGCAGAAGCTGCGGAAGAAAGCTTTCAAGCTTGAAGAAAGGGGTGCTAAAAAGCAATTAAAAGCAAATAAGTAATGGGGAAGTTATTGGTAAGTTTAGGGCTGTGGATGCAGAGCTTAAAGGTGAAGATGAAATGTAAGTGGAACACTATGATGTCTAAGCTTATGTTCAAGATGAACGGAGAGTGCCCTGATAATTTTTTATGTATCTGTAAGAAGAGCAAATGAATATAAAAGATAAATCAAGAGGCTTTGGTGACACGGTTGCCAAGGTAACAAAATTAACGGGTATCAAGTCTGTAGTAGACACGGTCAGTAAAAAGATGGGTAAGGACTGTGGATGTAATAAAAGGCGTGATACTTTAAACAGAATAATACCCTACAAATAGAAATTATGAAACAAGGATATAACCAAAAATATGGAAGAAGTATTCCTGTAATTCCTTCAATATTTGCTATACCATCGCCTGCTAACCAAGTAGGATTTGGGACAGCATCTTCAGTATTAACCGACTACTTAGTTGACGCTAACGCTGACTTTGTTAGACAGGGTGTCCAACTTGGTGCAACCGTTTACAACCTTGCTACGGGTGATGCTGCTGTTGTTACGACAATTACTTCAACTCAGGTAGAGTTAACTGATGATATATTTACAGGTGTTGGACAACCTTATGCGATAGGTAATACTGTAAGTGGTTTAGGTTGTGCTATATGGACAGGCACGGGTGGAAACATTGCAGGAACAACAATTGAGGGAGATGCAATTTCATTAACTAATGTACCTGCGGGGGTTATACTACCAATAATATTTAAGATAGTAGACACAAGTGGAACTACAGCCACCAATATGGTTGCTCTTTTTGAATAAAAAAATGGGACTACAGGATTTGAAAATATATGCTATAAACTCAGGAGTGCTTGCAGTCTCCTTTACTGAGATTGAGATGTTGTTAAAGGTAGTGTTGTTAACTGCAACTATAGTATACACAGTACAAAAGATTTACATAAACAAAAAAAAGTAGTACATTAAGGTTATGACAACTGATGATGTAGAAAATATAATAGTACACTGCTCCGCTACACGGGAGGGAGACGACTGTATAGACATGCACGTCATTGACAGGTGGCACAAGGCAAAAGGTTGGAGGGGATGTGGCTATCACTTTGTTATACTGATAGACGGAACAATTCAAGTAGGAAGAAACATAAACGATTCAGGTGCACACACCATTGGGAAAAACTCTAAGTCTTGGGGCGTATGCTACATAGGCGGGGTTGAACAGGATGGTAAGACACCGAAGGACACTCGCACAGAAAAGCAGAAGGAGTCTTTACTAAGCCTACTAAGGTTTTTAAAGTTACTACAGCCTGACGCTACTATACACGGACACCGAGACTTTGCAGCCAAGGCGTGTCCTTGTTTTGATGCAACAGAAGAATACAGTAAGATATGATGGGAAAGGTAATGGAATGGTTTAGCGGTAGCCTTGTCAAGGATGTCCTTGGGGGGCTTGATGGTCTGATAACGTCTAAGGAAGAAAGGATGCAGGCTGAGATAGCATTGAAGCAGATATTTGCGACCAAGGAGCTTGAGCTTCAGAAGATGCAGTCTGATATAATAATAGCAGAGGCGAGTGGCAATTGGCTGCAGAGAAGTTGGCGACCCATACTGATGTTATCGTTTGGGTTCATTGTTATATACGTAAAGTTCCTTGGACCTTTATTTGGGTTAACCATACCACCATTAGAGGATGAGTTTTGGAACTTGTTACAGCTCGGTATAGGGGGCTATGTTATAGGTCGAACGGGTGAAAAGATGATGGACAGTTTCACTTCAGATAGGCGTAGAAGGAAAAATAGAAATTAATTACTTATCTTTGCCAATAAATTAAATCAAATGGCAAAGTTAAGTAAGGAAGAGTTAGAGAAGATTCATAAGTTGATGAGTGACTTTAATCAGTTAAAGATTCAGCTAGGTGACACGACTATAACTCAGCATAACCTTCTAGCGAAGGTAGATGAATTAAAGATTCAGTATGCTGAAGAAGAAAATTTATTGATTGAAAAATACGGACAAGACGCTGTCATTAATGTTCAGACGGGTGACGTTCAACAAAAAGAGAAGTAATGGGGAAGATAAGCACATACGCAACTACAACACCTGAATTGAATGACAAGCTAATAGGTAGTGATGCAAACTCAACTCCTAGTGATGCAACTAAGAATTTTACATTAAGTGAGACATTGGCTTTATTTAATGGTAATGCAGTTCCTGCTTCAGCTACATCTACAGGTACAAAGGGTCAGATAGCAGTAGATGCAACGCATTTATATATATGCACCGCAACCGATGTATGGAAAAGGGTAGCCATTTCTACATTCTAACATTATGGATATTCGTAAGATAAGTGTTGGACCTGACTACAAGTCGGGGGCTATGCACTACATAGTAGGACAGGAGATACTAAACGGTACGCATAGTATACACCTAATTATGTATGACTTAAATACTAAGTCTATAAAAATATGGATAGAGAGTAAAAAGGAAGAGGTCTTACTTTGGAAAGAGTTTACGGGCACAATGCCTATATCAATTGAATATAATATAAATTTTTAATGAAACATGCGTTCACCATTTTTTTTTATTGTAAAACCTGAGAACAACAGGCGATACGATAACACCAAGAATATATCAGGAGTTGAGGTAATAACAAGCACATCTGAGGAGGACGTAAGGTTTTCTAATAGAAGGGGCATTGTTCAGGAGTTACCGCTAGGGTACGATGGACCTATAAAGGTTGGAGACACGCTACTTGTACACCACAACGTTTTTAAGTTTTACAATGACATGAAGGGTCAAAGGAGAAGCGGTAGAAGTTTCTTTAAGGACGACTTGTTCTTCATAGAGCCTGACCAATTCTTTATGTACCACGACGGCAAAGATTGGAATGCCTATGACAGGTTTTGTTTTGTAGAGCCAATTGATGTAGAAAATTCTTATATTTACAAGAACATAAAGGAAGAGCCACTAATGGGTCTCATGCTTTACCCTAATGACTACTTAAAATCAAAGGGAGTAAAATCAGGAGACAAGGTTACATTCAAGCCTGAAAGCGAGTATGAGTTTTATGTTGACGATAAAAAAATGTACAGGATTTATGACCATCAAATCACAATGGTATTATGAGAAAATTTTTTAAATCATTAGCTATTTTACTTATAGCAAAGATTATTGTAGACATCGTACTGTTGTTGTTTATTATTAAGATTATATTATAGATGAATTCAAAGGAAGTTAAATTAAAAATAATTGAAGCAGGTCACAGGGCGGTAGAGCAGCTTATAAAGGTTGCCAAGGAGCAGATTATAAAGCACGACCCCGAGGATGACATATCGGCAGACAGGTTAAAGAATGCTGCCGCTACAAAGAAGTTAGCAATATTCGATGCGTTTGAAATCCTTAACAGGATTGATGCAGAGAAGGAGGCTATAGAGTCATTGAGTAGTGGACCAAGCAAGGTAGATACAAAACAAGGGTTTGCAGAAAGAAGGTCAAAATAATATATATAGGGTACTTGAAGAATATATACCCAAGAGTGTACTGTCCAACAAGAATAGAGCTAAGACTTGGAAGTATGGCTACAACGACACCTATGACCTTATTGTAATATCCAAGGACGGGACGTTGGGTGAGGTTATTGAAATTCAAAATTTAAGGATAGGACTACCACTAGCTCCTAAGAAGTGTTTCAAGAGACACGCTAGTAAGGAGAAGCAGTATTGGGAGAGGAAAGAACTTCCAAGGGAACTTACAAAGATACAATCTATTTTTCAATGGAATGACATGCCTAAGGAGTTTAAGAGCAGGTGGGTAGACTTAATTGAAAATGAGTTTGATTTTAGGGAGGATGGTTATTGGTTCATGAACAACGGTAAGCCTACGTACATGACAGGCTCTCACTACATGTACCTTCAGTGGGCATCTATAGATGTTGGATACCCTGACTTTAGGGAGGCTAACAGACTTCTGTATATATTTTGGGAGGCTTGCAAGGCAGACAAGAGGAGCTTTGGTATGGTATACTTAAAGATAAGGCGTTCAGGATTCTCCTTTATGTCATCGTCAGAGTGTGTAAGTACTGCCACACTAGCCAAGGATGCTAGGGTTGGTATACTATCCAAGACAGGTAGTGATGCCAAGAAGATGTTCACCGACAAGGTTGTGCCAATAAACAGCAGGTTACCATTCTTCTTCAAGCCTATTATGGATGGTATGGACAAGCCAAAGACTGAGTTAGCGTACCGTGTACCTGCCGCTAAGATTACGAAGAAGAATATGTTCGACTCTGACAGTGACACTATAGAGGGGTTAGATACTACTATAGATTGGAAGAATACAGACGACAACAGCTATGATGGTGAGAAGCTTCTATTGTTAGTACACGATGAGAGTGGGAAGTGGATAAAGCCAAACAACATTTTAAATAATTGGCGTGTAACTAAGACATGTCTTAGGTTGGGTAGCAAGGTTATAGGTAAGTGCATGATGGGTTCTACATCAAACGCTTTATCTAAGGGTGGAAGTAATTTCAAGAAACACTACGAGGACTCTAACGTACAGAAGAGGAGTGCCAATGGTCAAACAAGTAGTGGTCTGTATTCATTGTTTATACCCATGGAGTGGAACATGGAGGGGTTTATTGACAGGTATGGGATGCCTGTATTTAGGAATCCTAAAAAACCTTTGATGGGCGTAGACAACGAGCTTATTTATCAGGGGGCTATTGACTATTGGGAAGCCGAGGTAGACTCATTGAAGAATGATGCCGATGCATTAAATGAGTTCTATAGACAGTTTCCACGTACAGAGTCTCATGCATTTAGGGATGAGAGTAAGCAGTCTATATTTAACTTAACAAAGATATATCAACAGATAGATTACAACGACTCATTAATACGTGAGCATCATGTAACACGTGGGTCTTTCAGTTGGAATAATGGGGTAAAGGACACGAAGGTTATATTCTCCCCCAACAAGAGTGGGAGGTTCTATGTCAGTTGGACTCCTAGTGATAAGATACACACTGCACCTATAAATAGGAATGGATTGAAGTACCCACCCAATGAGCACTTAGGTGCGTTTGGTTGTGACTCTTATGACATATCAGGGGTTGTTGGAGGTGGAGGTTCAAACGGAGCATTGCACGGACTAACCAAGTTTAACATGGACGATGCACCAAGCAATGAGTTCTTCTTGGAGTATATAGCCCGACCACAGACGGCAGAGATATTTTACGAAGACGTTCTTATGGCGTGTGTATTCTATGGTATGCCAATACTGATAGAGAACAACAAGCCAAGGCTGCTATATCATTTTAAGAATAGGGGGTATAGGGGGTACTGCACAAACAGACCCGACAAGCATTACAATAAGCTATCCAAGACTGAAAGGGAATTGGGTGGAATACCAAACACAAGTGAAGACGTTAAGCAGGCACACGCATCAGCCATAGAGTCTTACATTGAGAAGTATGTTGGGGTAGACTTAGAGGGTTCGTACAGACCATCTGATGAGTTTGGCTCTATGATTTTTACAAGGACCTTAGAGGATTGGGCAAAGTTTGATATAACCAACAGGACTAAGTTTGATGCATCAATAAGTTCAGGTTTGGCTATCATGGCTTGCCAAAAACACTTATATCAGCCTGAGAGAAAACAATCAAAAATAAACATTAACTTTGCAAGATATAATAACAAGGGAACAACAAGTCAAATTATTACATGAAGGATGTCAAAATAAACATTTCATCGACAGGGTTTCCTAGTCAATTTGTTTCAGATTCTGAAAAGGCAACGGATGCTTTCGGTTTACAAATCGGGCAAGCTATTCAGTATGAGTGGTTCAAGAAAGACGGGAATCAGTGTAGGTTTTATGACCAATGGAGAAACTTCCATAGGTTAAGGTTATATGCTCGTGGAGAGCAGCCGGTTGGAAAGTATAAGAATGAGTTGGCTATTAATGGCGACTTGTCTTACTTAAACTTAGATTGGACACCCGTTCCAATAATGCCTAAGTTTGTTGACATCGTAGTTAACGGAATGTCTGACAGGCTGTTTAAGGTTAAGGCATACGCTCAGGATGCAATGTCTCAATCAAAGAGAAGCAAGTATCAGAATATGATAGAGGGGCAGATGGCTGCCAAGCCTTTGTTGAACATTATACAGGAAAAGGCGGGAGTAAATCCGTTTACGGTAAACCCTGACGACCTTCCTGCTAATGATGAGGAGTTGGCTTTATATATGCAGCTTAACTATAAGCCTGCTATAGAGATAGCTGAAGAGGAGGCTATCAATACAATGCTTGAGGAAAACAAGTACATTGACATACGTAAGAGGCTTGACTATGACCTAACCGTGTTAGGAATATCTACAGCCAAGCATGAGTTCCTTCCGGGTTCAGGTGTCGAGGTTAAGTATGTAGACCCCGCTAATGTTATTTACAGCTACACAGAAGACCCTCACTTCAAAGACTGTTTCTATTGGGGTGAAGTTAAAACAGTTCCTATAACTGAGTTATTAAAGATTGACCCTAAGCTTACTAAGGAAGACCTAGAAGAGATTTCTAAAAGTGGGCAGAGTTGGTATGACTACTATAACACAGCTCAGTATTATGATAACGATATTTTCTATAGAGATACTGTGACGCTAATGTACTTCAACTACAAGACCACTAAGAAGATGGTCTACAAGAAAAAAATAAACGAAGAGACAGGTAGTACTAAAGTGATTGAGAAGGACGACCAATTCAACCCACCACAAGAAATGATGGACGAGGGGAACTTTGAAAAGCTTTCCAAAACAATTGACGTGTGGTACGATGGGGTAATGGTCATGGGCACTAACTACATACTAAAGTGGAATCTTGCTGAGAATATGGTTAGACCTAAGTCATCAAGTCAGCACGCACTTCCAAACTATGTGGCAGTTGCCCCAAGGATGTATAAGGGAGTTATCGAGTCATTGGTTAGGAGAATGATTCCATTCGCTGACTTGATTCAGATTACACACTTAAAACTACAGCAGGTTATATCCAAGGTTGTTCCCGACGGAGTATTTATAGATGCAGACGGTTTAAACGAGGTTGACCTTGGAACAGGTAACGCATATAACCCTGAGGATGCATTAAGGCTATACTTCCAAACGGGTAGTGTTATAGGTAGGTCATACACTCAGGATGGTGAGTATAATAACGCACGAGTTCCTATACAGCAGTTAACGTCAAATTCGGGTGCGTCTAAGACGCAAATGCTTATAGGCAACTATAACCATTACATGAACATGTTACGCTCTGTAACAGGCTTAAATGAGGCGAGAGACGGAAGTATGCCTGACCCTAACTCATTGGTTGGAGTTCAAAAGCTTGCTGCGTTGAATTCAAACACAGCTACAAGACACATACTCAACGGAAGCCTATATATGTTTAGGACAATATCTGAGGCTTTAACCTATAGGATTGCTGATGTATTAGAGTACTCTGATTTTAAGGACGACTTTATAAATAAGATTGGCAAGTATAACGTGTCAATACTTAACGACATCAAAGACCTTTATATATATGACTTCGGTATATTTATTGAGGTAGCACCGGACGAGGAAGAGAAGGCGCAGCTTGAACAGAATATTCAAATGGCTCTTTCAAAGGGAGACATTAACTTGGAGGATGCTATAGACATCAGGGAGTTGAAGAATATAAAACTAGCGAACCAACTACTAAAAGTTAAGCGTAAGTCTAAGCAAGACCGAGAGGAGAAGATGGCTATGCAGTCACAGCAGATGCAAGCACAGCAACAGATGCAGTCCCAACAGATGGCTGCACAGGCTGCTATGCAAAAACTTCAGATGGAGTCACAGGCTCAGATGCAAATTAATCAGGCTGAACTACAGTCTAAGTTGAATCTAAGGGAGCAAGAAGCTCAATTGAAGTTGATGCTTATGGAGAGAGAGTTTGAGATGAACCTTCAGTTGAGGGGGATGGAATCTTCTCAGTTAGCAAATCGTGAGCAAAGCAGGGAGGATGCTAAGTCTAAAAGAATAAGTCAGCAGAACACTGAGCAGAGTAAGCTAATAAACCAACGGAAGAATAACCTTCCGCCAATGAACTTTGAGTCTAATGAGGATAGTTTGGATGGGTTTGACCTAGCTGAGTTCTCTCCTCGGTAGTATAAAAAATATATTGATATGAATGGACCAATTAAAAAAAATAGAAAAAGGCACGCAAGAAGTATAAGACAAGGTGTTGGTAACAAGTTACAAAATGGGAAGGTTGAAACACATAGAATGCAATGGGGTGATTCTGAAAACAAAAAAGGTAAAAAAGTATATCATGTAAATCCAAGTATTACGTTTGATGAAAAAGGTAAAGTTAAACCACAGACATATAGACAAGCAGTTGAAGCAGGAGAAGTTTATGAGTTTAAAAAGAAAAAGAAAGCTGAAAGGTTTGCTGCAGGAAGTTGGAAGAAAGGTAAAGCTAAAAGAGAAGCAATGAATGCTTACAGGCAAACTAAAAAAACAAAAAGTAATCCTTATATGTAGGGTCTAAAACATTAATAATTTTTATTAATTTTGTAAATCAAATATAATCACATGGAATTTAAAGTAAAAGCCATTGACGGCATCGAGCAGAAGTCTGTTCAAGAAGTAGAAAGCGAACTATTAAAATCGCACGAAGAAAATTTTAATGAAGAGGTTGACACTGCGGTTACTGAGGAAGTAGAAAGTGTAGAGTCAAACACTGAGATTCCTGAGTTACAGGAGGAGGACGTTCTTTCATTTATTAAGAATAAGTATGATAAGGAGATTACATCTGTTGAGGATTTGTTTCAAGCTCGTGAAGAGAGTGAACCACTCCCGGAAGATGTGGCTACTTATTTAAAATATAGGAAGGATACAGGTAGAGGCTTTGAAGACTTCTCTAAGTTAAATAGAGACGTTGACAAAATTGACCCTGATAGACTTCTTAAAGATTATCTAACCGCTACTGAGAAGGGTCTTGACGAAGAGGACATAGACGCATTGATGGAGGACTACTCCTTCGATGAGGACTTTGATGACGAGACTACTATCAAGAAGGTTAGGTTACAAAAAAAGAAAGCAATTGCTAAAGCCAAAGACTACTTTGAGTCTGAGAAAGAAAAGTACAGGATTCCTCTTGAGTCAAGTGGGAGTTCTATTTCAGAGGATGACAAAAAAGCGTTAGAGGATTATAAGCAGTATGTTCAACAGGCGACAACCTACGAGGAAGAAGCAAAGCGTAAGTCAGAGTGGTTTATGCAAAAGACAGACGAAGTGTTCGGAGGGGAGTTCAAAGGTTTTGAGTTCTCTATTGATGGAGATAAGAAAGTCGTTTACGCTCCCGGTGATTCGAGTGAACTATTAAGTAGTCAGAAAAATCCATCAACTTTTATTCAAAAGTTTTTAGATGACGATGGACTATTAAAAGATGCAGTTGGATACCATAGGTCATTAGCCATCGCAATGAATCCTGAGAAGTTTGCTAAGTTCTTTTATGAGCAAGGCAAGTCGGTTGCTACCGAGGATGTTATACGTAAGACTAAAAACATAAACATGTCTACACGTACTGCACCTGAGGTGACAAACAAGGGAGGAGTTCAAGTTAAAGCCGTAAACCCTTCATCGGGCAGAGGCTTGAAAATAAAAAGTAGAAAGTAAAAAATTAAAAAACTAAAAAATTAGAAAAAATGGCAGGACAAGTTAATCCTACTCCGGGGTTTGCACTACAACCAAGTGCAGAACAAGTACCCTTAGCGAGTAATTATATTACGAATTTCGATTTCTTAAATCAGTATCTTCCGGATACATATGAGAAAGAATTTGAAAGATACGGCAATCGTACAATCTCATCATTCCTAAGAATGGTAGGAGCGGAAATGCCGTCAAACTCAGACCTTATTAAATGGGCTGAACAAGGAC